ACATATGCAAGGGTGAGTATCGCCCCACTCCAAACCAAAATGCCCAAACGCACGAAAGTTGAGAGGATTTCAAGTTGTTCTTCTTTATCCTCAGCATGTTCCTTTATTTTGGCAAAGAAACCTTTCTTCTTTTCTGGTGAATCTTCTGGTGTCTTGTTGTCTTTTGTATCAGGCATAAAACACTATACGAGGTAATATTATATATACGGATACTTTGCTCTTATTTCTGCAACCTTTGAGTCATAGTCTGCCTGTGATATTTCACCTCTTTGCACTTTGAAATACATTGGGTCTGCAAACTCACGGAACTCTTTTTCACGCATATACTTATTATATTCATTCTGTTTTTCTTTATCTGTTGTGACTGCAGCTGCATCTACTAACGCTTGATCTATTTCAAACGGTGTAGTGTCACTGATATCTCTATCGAATATACCAATATCATCTTGAATTAATAAATTTTTGTCTGGATATGCTGCACGGATAGCTTCGTGATTATAAGTTGCCATTAGGGTTGTACCTCCGTTAATGTAATTCTACTACCAGATACTCTATAAGTTGCGTAGTTGTAATATCCACGATCTCTGTTTATAAAGAAAGTCTGACTACCACCAGCACTCTTAATTCTAGGGGTATATGTTACGGCATTTGTCGTGCCAGGAGTATCCACATACCAGAACTGATATGGATGCATCTCAAAGTTTATAGTAGTGCTAAGGCTACAATATAGAGTTCCTTGTCTATTACTGTCGCCTGGATAGACTAGATCATTTGAGGAACCACCAGATATAGATCTTCTAAGAGCCCAAATAGTATCATATACACCTTGTTGTGTTTCTCCCATGACCAATACATGTACGAGAATCTTACTATTTGAATTACTAGGAGTAATGGTGCAAGACATGCTAGGCACTGATGTAAAACTTCCACTAAAGTTAAAACTAGTTCTTGTAGTATATTCTGTTGTCTGAAAGTTTGGTCTAGAGTCAATACCACCAGTGATAGCAGACGGTGGTATATTAGAAAGACCCGCTCCAGATCCAGTGAACTGGGTAGCATATAATTGACCTGTGCTGGAATTGAATGTAAGATTACTTCCAGTATGAGGTGTAACATCACCAGTTGCTGCTTGAGCGAACAAGAGACTACATGAAGTGTCACCAGATTGATCCGTTACCGTAACTTTTGTTGCAACATCGGCAGTAGATGCAGTAGTGGCACTCGTCGCATTACCACTGAATGATGATGCCGTAATGATACCAGTTGCATTGATGTTTGTTGGTTTTAGAGTTCCTGTTACAGCGTCAAAGGTTAAATTAGTTCCTGATTTCGCAGCTTGATATCCTGTGCCTTCATTAGTATACAACACACTACATGTAACATCTGTAGACTCATCCGATACCGCAATGCTATTTGATCTGGTAGCGGTGGTTGCAGTGCCAGCAGCAGTAGCGGTGTCTGCATTTCCAGTTAGAGGCCCACTAAATGATGTTGCAGTCACTACACCAGTAGCAACTATACCCGATCTTGCAGTAATAAGACCTACAGAGTCAACATTTGTAACATCCTCATAAGTCAAAGTGCCAGCAATAGAAACATTACCTGTTACAGTTAAATCTCCTATATTATAAACTTCTGTTCCTGTACCTACAACTCCACTAGCCTCTTTATTAACTAACTCTTTCCACCCAGCATGTGCGAAGTATGCCCTACCAGTGTCATGAGCGTGAGCAAATGCACCATGATAGGTAGATGCTGATGGGAACTGTCCATACTGGTCATAATAGAATGGTATTACGTTATCCGTTTGAATACCTAAGATCTGACCGTTTAATGATGATATACCAGATACAATTACTTTATTAAATTCTGAAATCGCAGATGTGTCAATGCCAGGTGTGGAAGAAGTTATTGTAACAATACCAGCTGATAGGGGTGATACTGTCGCACCAAATCCAAAGTTTACTGTGGCAGCAATACCAATACTATTATCACTATCTTTTATAAGAATACCACTTGATGCAGCGACAACCCCTGTTAATTGAGATCCATCTCCTAAGAATTGTGTTGCAGTTATAAAACCAACATTGACATTAGGACTTCCAGTTAGTCCCTGAGCGTTGACAGCAAGGGTAGCGATACCAGCAGTAGTTGCATATCCAGATATAGTGGATACACCAGCTAGTTGAGAATAGACTGATCTCTGCGAATCTGTAGAGAGTCCTGCTAGGAAAGCATAATTTGCAAGTCCAGCAGTGGTTGCATATCCAGCACTACCTGTAATATCACCTATGACATTACCAGTAAGAGTAACAGCAGTTATTTCGTTTACAGTGATATTAGGAGTTGCAGTTAGTCCGTATGCAAGAGAGGAACGAACAGATGAAGTTGCCGTACCAGTAAGACTACCTGTAACTATACCAATAACATTACCTGTTAGATTTCCAATAAAAGTTTTACCAGAAATGGTGCTAGGTAATTGACCATTGTTTACATTACCCGATGTTAGATTATCTAAATTTGTGTAAAATGATGCTGGTTGTCCTCCAAGTTTGTTAGAATCGCTACTGATACCAGAAGTTTTGGCAAAACTAACTAAATTGTTAGCATCACCAAAGATCGAGTATATTTCATTGAAGTTTGAATTGACCTTGAAGGCACCTTGCCTCAGGGTGTCACCTGTTCCATCATTACTGGCGGAACCAACGCCAATCGATTGTTTAGCCATTCTTTAAAGGACTACTTTTATATTATTTAGATACTTGTTTCGTCGTCTATAAGAACTTTATGTGCTGTTCCGTGTCCATCATAGTCATCACTATCATAGAAACCACCTTTGCTTCCCATGTATAATGTAAAGAAAATAAATGGGAAGGAAAAAAAGAATAAGACTGTTCCAAATGTCATAACTTGAATCCGCTAAATGAATTTTTCTTCATATCTTGTTTAATACCACCTACAACATAAGATTCTACCTCTGTTTCTTGTGGTGCAACCTGTAATCCTTTTGATGAGATCCAGTGTTGTGTCCAAGGCAGAGGGTTGTTTCTTAATGGCTGATCATAGATAGGATCAAATCCAAGAGTTTTCATTCTCTTATTAGCAATCCACTCCACATATTGTGTAAGTAGTTTATCATTTAATCCAATCATAGAACCACCACTGAACAAATATTCAGCCCAATCCTTCTCCTCTTCGACTGTATTTTTGAACATCGCAATTACATTATCTTTCTCTTCTTCAGCTATCTGTTGCATTTCTGGATCATCTCCGTTCTTCCAATTCTTCATTATCTGTTGAGTGAGAACTAAGTGTTGGTTTTCGTCTCTGGAGATGAGCGATATAATTTTTGCTGATCCTTCCATAAGCTTAAGTTCTCCAAAAGCAAACGAGCACGCGAAGGAGACATAGAACCGAATTCCTTCCAAAATGTTGACGTTTGCAACCGCCCTGTAAAGTTTTCTTTTGAGTTCATACCTTGAATAGTTTGATGTTGTTGTGTTCTCCCATCCTTCTTTCCACAAGTTACTTTGATCCCACTCGTGAGCTTCGTTTAGGAAATCATCATAAGCTTCAGTAACTGACTCTGCACGAGCAATTATCTTTTCATCTTCTAGGATGGTGTCAAATACCTCAGCTGGATCTGGATATACATTTTTAATGATATATGTGTATGATCTGGAATGTATCATCTCCATAAATTGCCATACATTCATTGCAGACTCCAGTTCAGGCAAAGCGCAGTATGGTGCAAAAGCCATTCCAGGCCCACGACCTTGCACAGAGTCCAATAGAATCTGATACTTGAGATTACTAGTAAAGATGTGCTTCTGTTCTGGTCTTAGTGTTTGATAGTCAGCACGATCTTTCTGTAGAGATACCTCTTCTGGTCTCCAGAAATATCCTAACATTTGCGTGGTAAGTTTATCAAATGCTGGATACTTAAAAGAATCGTACCTTTGTACACCTAATGGTTGACCAAAAAACATAGGTTGTTTCTTAGTGTCTACCTCATTCTTATTGAAAACGGTCATGCCGTCTGGTTTAGATGGTGCAACTGTCACACTCTTGCTCCTCTGATAGTTCTGTTAATAGTTTTTCTAATTGTGGTTTCACTTCTTCTACATCATCAGATTCATCACTCTTCATATCATATGTGTTTTGATAATAAGATGTTTTCCAACCATACTTGTATGTGGTTAAGAAGTCCTGTGCCATCACTGTTACTGGCACTTCATTATCTGCATAGTTTTTTGGATTGTAACTCCAGTTTCCACTGATAGCTTGATCAAAAAACTTCTGCATCACTGCAACTACCTTGATATATCCAGCGTTACTCTCCATTTCCCAAAGGAGAGTGTAGTTATTTTTCAAAGTAGAATAAGACGGAACTACTTGTTTAAGAGTTCCCTTCTTTGATTTCTTCACAGACAAGAAATCTCTAGGTGGCTCTATGCCATTGGTAGCATTTGACACAACAGAACTACTCTCAGATGGCATCTGTGCAGATAATGTTGAGTGTCTAAGACCATGTTGTAGGATAGATCCCCTAAGTTCCTCCCAATCATATTTTAAATCTTCCTGACTAATTTCATCTACATCGCTCTTATATGTATCAATAGGAAGTATTCCATCTGAATATTTTGTGGATGAAAAGTCAGCACATGGGCCTTTTTCCTTTGCAAGTTGATTAGATGATTTCAAGAGATGATACTGGAAACTTTCAGTAAGTCTATGTACCGCATCCCAGGCCTCTTGTGAGTCATAATTCCAACCATTCTTAGCAAGATAATGAGCAAGACCAATATAACCTACCCCAAGGGATCTACGACCCAATGTGGCAACCTCAGCAGCTCTCACAGGATAATCTTGATAGTCAATCAACTCCTCTAAGGATCTCACAGAAAGATCACAAAGGTCTTCCAACTCATCTAACTTAGTCAACTTACCTACATTGATTGCAGATAAGATACAGAGAGCTATTTCACCATCTATAGCATCAATATGTTGGATGGGTTCTGTAGGTAGAGTGATCTCCTGACAGAGATTACTCATACTTACTTTGTCCTTAAAGGATGAGTGTTCATTACAGTGGTCGATATTCATAATATACAATCTACCTGTTTCTGCTCTCTCCTTAAGGAGTTCCATTATTAGTTCCTGAGCTCCGATTGTGGTCTTGGGGATTGATTCATCCAATTCGTAACGGCAATATAACTCATCAAACTCAGGGGTGCCAAAACTCTCAAACAAGTCAGGAACATTATGGGGAGAAAAAAGCGTGATCTCCTTATCTTCGATAAACCTTTCGTAAAAGAGCTTTGAGATTTGAATTGAGTAGTCAAGTTTTCTGACACGATTGTCCTCCGTTCCTTTGTTGTTTTTTAATACTAATATGTCTCTTATTTCTTGGTGCCAGATTGGGAAGTGGACAGTCGCTGATCCACCTCTAATGCCATTTTGAGTGCAACATCTGACAGTCGCTTCAAATTTTTTGAGGAAAGGTACAACGCCTGTGTGTTGAACTTCTCCACCCCTGATTTTACTGTTGATCCCACGGATCCTCCCTGCGTTAATACCGATACCAGCCCTTTGTGCGACATACTTACCAATGGCCATATCAGAACTAAAAATACTATCCAAGGTGTCGTCAATATCAACCAAAACGCAAGATGCAAATTGCCTGATAGGTGTGCGAACCCCTCCCATGATTGGGGTGGGGATGTTGATTTTGTGTTTTGAAATGGCATTGTAGTATCGAGTAACGTAATCTAGTCTAGTTTCATCTGGATATTCAGCAAAGATAGTCATTGCAATAAGCATGTACATAAACTGAGGTGTTTCGTACACTTCTCCTGTACTTCTATCTTGAACTAGGTATTTGTCTGTGACCTGTCTCATACCAGCGTAGGTAAAAAGATAGTCACGATTATGTTCTATGATATTATCAAGAACATTGATCTCATCTGTGTTATATTTTTTTAAAATATCAGCATCATATATGCCTTTATCAACTCCTCGTGTGATTTGATCAATCAATGTAGGAAGTTCGTGGATTCTTCCATAAAGGTTTTTCCTAAGACCAAAGAGAAGAAGTCTAGCGGCAACATACTGATAGTTTGGAGCATCCAAATCAATTAGATCACTTGCTGACTTGACAAGGATTCCTTGAATATCTGCTGTAGACATACCATCATAAAATTGTATACCCGATTGTATCTCAACTTGACTCGCAGAGACCCCTGCAAGACCGTCACACGCTAGTTCCACCATCTTATGCATCTTCTCTAAGTCAAGAGGTTCAATGTGACCCTTCCTCTTGACTACCTTAATACCATTGCTCATACTCGTTTCCAGTTCTGTAATTTTAATTTGGCTTCTAAACCTTGGTAGATATTTGATTCTACCACCTTTTGCACATTCTGTCCACTAAGATACATGTCGTTTATGTCCTTTTCAAGAATATTCTTAGGGAAGATTACAACTCTATCACCTCTATCAATAGTGGTGGCAAGTCTTTCAACTATTTGTTTATTTCTCGGTTCGTTGTCATATATCCACACAGGGTTAGTAATTCCCCACTTGGAGACATCACCATCCGCTCCACACATTGCGATAGAATTAGAAATAAATGTGGAGTCAAATGGCCCTTCCGTAACGTAAACAGTTTCCGCAGTTTTGATATCATCAAGACCATAAATCTTTGGAGCATCATCCTCCAGCATGATCGTGATATATTTGATTTTGGATTTAGGAAGCAAAGATCTTCCTTGATATCCTATGAGTGTACCTTTGTACCTAAGCGGGATGATGATTCTTGGCTCATCATTCGTAACATCATCAAACGTTTGCTTTTGTGCATTAGTCCACTCTTTGAAATTATTGCAGTAGTATAAATGTTCTAGTGTTTTACCAGAAATCTGTCTACTCTGTTCTAGGTATATTCGAGCGGGGTGTGATTTATTTAGACAAGCGATATTTTCTAAATCTATAGTAAATCTGTCTTTAATAAATACAGGTTTTGGAAGATCAAATTTAGGTGCTGGAACGTTAGATCCTAGGCCTACAGTACCTTTTTTGTATCTCTCCATTATGTACTGTTTATGTATGACTGAATCTTGATCTCTGATAAAATTACTCAAAGATTTAGAAACGCCACAGTTATGACATTTGAAATTATAATCATTCTTTATAGGATATAGGAATCCCCTTGCTTTATTCTTATACTTACTAGAGTCCCCACAATAAGGGCATCTAAAATTATATAATCCTCTACTCTTCTTTGAAAACTTTTGTAGTCTAGCTGATACTAAACTTATGTATTTGCTGTCTACTAGATCCAAAATCAACCACTTTTTGTGTTTCTAGTATAACAGATGTTTGATTATTCTGCAACCCTTGTATAAATCTCTGACCCATAGGACTGACGAGAACTGATATGACACCGATACCACCAGCGATTGTCCACATCTTCTTCTCCATGACCCTCAGGCGTTCTTCTACCTTCATTATATCTCTTTCACAACCCTTCTTTATCTCCGCTGTACTGCGGTCTAGATCCTTGTGTAGTGCCTCTACCTTTTCAAATAGAACTGCATCTATCCTATCTTGCTTGTCTAACTTCTCATTATGAACCGCAAGCAGTTGTCCCATCTTCACAGAGTTATCCTGTAAAGAATCTACTACTTTTTCTAATCTTTCTAATATAGCCGTGTTGATTTCGCTCATTTTTTCTTTTTGTTTTTATTAGCAGCTTCTCTCCACCTTCTCATTATAACGCCACTAAACGGTAAATCATATCCAGCCACTGGCCCCTTTGCATCTGCAGCAGAAGTGAAACCACCTGTACCAGCAGTCATCATCTCGTCTATAAATGCATTGAAGGTCTTCATAATTCTTTGAGACACTGTAAACAGGTATCATCCATAGGCACATCATGTAGTGCCGACTTAGGATACTCAGGAAATCTTCCTAAGTATACAACAAAAGTTTTAACAACAGGCCAAAGATCCTTATCTATCTTAAAAAATAGAAGGGGTGTTGCGGCCTCACCAAAAACATTATAAAGGATTATAAAGTGATTAATAAGCAAATGGGCTTTCAAAACGCCAGTAGTTTTATAGCGTTTCAAAAGCCTCTTTACCCATTTGAATCTTTTAAGATCTTCTTCAAAATCTTCCTTAGTGACTGCGTGAGGGTTTTCGTAATTCTTAATTGCAAAGATTACATAATTATTTTCATTCAGTTCAGAAAACTTCATCAATCATTCAATTCTATATTATGTAGGTTGTTTATGCAGTGACAGTAATTGTACCAGCAGCAGTTCCGATAGAAGCGGCATTAGTAATTGTGGATACTGTACTTGTGCCAGCGTCCTTAATTGTTCCACCGTTAAGTGCAACTGCGTTTGCTCCTATTGATAGTTCGTCACCAGCAGAAGTCGCTGCGTTACCAGCAGCAATTGTCAATGAGAATACCAATTCATTACTGCCTGTGCCTGAGGCATATGACAATGTATGGTTTGCTCGTTGGTCATTGACCACTG